TATAGTAACTTTGACTGGGCTTTCTTCAATTATTTTTTTTACTACTTCTTTTTTAACTGAGTCTCTTTGTTGTCTTAAACTTAATAAATTTTTCTTATGTCTTATTAATTTAGATACCCAATAATGTTTTCTTGCTGGGGTACGCATTGAAGAGTCTTTTAAGTTAAATTCATTTATTTGTAAATCTTTTTCTATTTCATTTATATATTGATCTAATAAATTCACCTATTAATTATAAATACTAATATGAAAAAAACAACTCTGTTTGAAAAAGCATTTTTAGAAAAATTAAACCCTAAAAAACATGATGCCGGAGATTATGTTAAAGATTTTCAAAAATCTAAGGCCCCTCAGTTTAAAGGTAAATCTAAAAAGAAAAAAAGAGAAATGGCAATAGCTGCTTATTTAGATGCAAAAGAAGAAGATGCTCAAGATATTAAAGTTAGAAAAAATAAACAAGGATTAATGGGTTCTAAAACTCAAGTTCATAAAGATAAGAAAAAACAATTATCTAAAAAATTAGGTAGAAAGAAAGTAAAAGAAGAAGATGAAAATACTGTCGGTGGTGGTGCTTTAGGACCAACTGCAGCTGTAGGTTACGGGAATACAATTAGCGGTACACCTGGAACTGATGCTTATGCTCCTGGTGATTTTAGAAAACCTGTTGCATTAGGAGCTACAATTTCAAGATTTGGTAAAGTTGGTAAAAAACGTAAGACTAGAAAACGTAAAAATAAAAAGTAAATAACTTAATGGATAGTGGTCATTGGGATATAAAAGGTGATATGCCTGAAAATCCATATGGGTTTGTCTACGAGATTACTAATACTGTAAATAGCAAATCATATATTGGTAAAAAACAAATGGTTCGTAAAATTAAACGAAAACCATTAAAAGGTAAAAAAAGAAAAAGAATAGATTATATTGAAAGTGATTGGAAAACTTATACAGGTTCATCTGATGTATTAAACAATGATATAGAAAATTTAGGTAAAGATAAATTTAAATTTAATATATTATTATTTTGTAGTAGTAAATTTGAACTTAGTTATTATGAAGCTAAAATGCAATTTGAAAAAGATGTTTTATTAAATGAAAATTATTATAATGGTATTATTAATTGTAGAATAGGTAAAGCTCCTAGAATATTTCTGGAACAGTATTATAATAAGAATAATGATGGCTGATTTACATATAGAAAATTATGACTTTACTATTATTGACTTTAATGATTTACTAATTAATGATATACAGCCTAAAATAATTAATTCTCTGCATGAATATAATTTATTAGATAAAAGTATTAATAATTTACAAGTTAAAAAATTTATATATCATTATACAATTTATAGTATATGTGAAAAATTATTGGATGGCAAAACTAAATCTATAATTTATTATAATTATACTCAATTGGATGATTGTGAATTATTTAAATATTTTAAAGAAAATGAAATATTGACTTTCTTTACTAATTTTTTACGTAAAGTTGATAAAATATTACCTTTGAAAATTTTTATAAGTAAATATTCTATTTTATATTTAGACCATTTAATTTATACTAATGATGGTAAAGCTCAAACTACTATAAACTCTATGATTAGTAAGATTAATAATATGGATATAAGTAAATATACTTTTTCAGAAGTTAAAAAATTTACAAGACGTTATGAACTAACATTTTTAAATAAAGATTACTTCAATAGACTATCTACAAAACTACTTCTAATTAGATAAATAATAATATGGATAAGTTTACTCAATTAGCTAATGGCTATATTAATAAAATAGATCAAGTTGCTATAAAAGAAGATAATGAAATACAAACTTTAGCTAAATCAAGCGGTTCATTTGGAGATTTTATGAGAAGTCTTCAAGGTAAGACTATTCAAGATATATTAGATGCAGCAAGTTTCGCAAGATTATATTCTATGAATAAGCATGGTATGACTGGAGCTGCTTATGATACTAAAAATCCTGATGTATTGTTAAATAAGTTTTTAACTAATCTTAGTGATTTTGTTAATCAAGATGTAAGTAAAATACGTTCAGGAGCAGCTGAAACAGATGAGTTTAAAAAGAAGTATGATTATGAAAGTCATCTTGAAAGAGAAAAAGAACGTAAAGATCTGTTCATGCAAGTCATGAAAGAAAAGGATCCAGAAAAAAAGTCTAAATTAAGACAAAAGGCACACGCTTTTAGAAATAACAGTCAATACGCCGATGCAAGACAAGAACTTTATGATAAAGAAGATAAATTAGTAGATCAGTTTCATAATTCAAAAATACAACCTGGACAATTTGTAAATGATGGTAGTGAAGAATACGCAGAATTAGAAAAAATGTTTAATAAATTATTATCAACTAGAAAAATTGAAGATCAAGAAGTACTTACCAAGGATCAAGAAAAAGCTTTAAATATAGCTCAAAAATTAGCAACATCACCTGAAAATATGAAAGTTTTTGGAGTTGGTATCGGAGAGGACCCTCAAAAAGCAATTAATAGAGTTTATGGTAAAAAAATGAAGGAAATTGCTAAAAAGATAGAAAATATTAAATTTTAAAATGAAAAAATTCCTTAAACAGTATAATAAAATTTTAGAACAAGACGAAGTACCAGCTCCGCCTGCTGAACCTGTTGTAGGTGATCAAGCTTTAGCAGATACCCCTGAACCGGAACCAGAAGTAAGTCAATTATCGCCTGAAGGAGAAGTTTTACTTGTAAGATTAATTAAAAAAGCATTAGTTACTAAAATAGAACCAAGTGATATCGAATCATTAAGTGAATTATCTGACATAAATGAAGTAAATGCAAAATCTTCTTTAGAAAAATTAATAAACATAATGAAAAAATATTCACAGGATATTGACGTAACAACATGAGCTGGAAATCATTAGATGAAATTTATTTAAAAGAATCTGCTAATAAAAAAGTAGATTTGTTGCCCCGTCAAAAGGTTAATGTATTTTTTGAAGATAATAATTTGTTTAGAGGTGAAGGCGATAATTATGAATTTGTAGGGGCCGTAGATGATAAAGATTATAGAAAAATAGTTAATATAGTTAAAAAAGAAGGCGATAAATCTATAGAAAAATTAGTACAACAATCAGGATTTGTAGATCAAACCCGTTATATAAAGAATTTTTTAGCTGATTTTGATGTTAATTATGGGGAAATAGAAATATTATCACAAATAAAACAAAAATTAAATAGTATTACCGGTAGTATAGGCGGTGCCCAAGGAGAATTTAGTTTGCATCAAGTAATATTTCCAATTTTAGAAAAAATATTAGCTAATGAAACCTCTGAAAAAATAGAACAATTTTATAATTCATTATTTGTAAAAAGTTTTTCGGAAGGTAACGTTAGTGTTGGTGATGGAGAGTTATTATTAAGTTTATTTACTGAATGTTTTAAAGGTGATGTTGGTGATTTAAAAACACCAAGTGGTCTAAATGTAGAGTTAAAAGTTGGTAAAGGTAGAATTATAAGTGCAAGAGGGGGAGGCTTTAAAAATGATCTTAATAAACTTAAAGAGTTTGCTCAAAAACCTGATTTAACTGTTGAAGATTTGCAAGAAGCTAAATTTACTGGCGATGTAATGAAAAAAGCTTTTTCTAATATTTCTATATTACAACAGTTCATAGGTGAAAATGTAACTGATCCAAATCAAAGGATGCAACATTTTGCAGGTATAATGTTAAATGAATATGGTAAAGAAGGTTTTGATATAGTAATGTTTGTTTACCAGAAAGGATTTACTAGAAAAGCTGGCGAATTTATGGGAGAAGGTTCATTTGATAAAGCAAGATATTTAAATGTAACTAATTATTCAAATATTTTAAATGCTATCAATAATAACTTTATAGCTTTTGATTTTGACGGTGATGGAGTATATATAGGTTACCCGGGTAGTAATGTAAATGCTAAATTTAAGAAGGATTTAAAACTTTCATGAAGAATTTTAAACAACATCATAACGTTATCTTAGAGTTTTTTGATGCTATTGATGGCGCTGTAAAGCATATTGACCATTTAGAAGAAAATATACTTAATAAAGGTAAACAAGGTGTTATAGAAGCTATTAACCAAATAGAATCATCTATATCTTATTTTGTAGATGAATCTGATTATAAAATATCAACTAAGTTTGATGGAGCACCTGCTATAGTTGCTGGGGTCGATACAAAAGGTAAATTTTTTGTAGCAAGTAAATCTGCTTTCGCTAAAAATCCTAAAATTAATTATACTGAAGAAGATATTACTGAAAATCACGGTACCGGGGGATTAGCTGATAAATTAAAATTAGCTTTAAGATATTTACCTTCATTAAATATAAAAGGCATTTATCAAATGGATTATATGTTTGATCCGCAGATGAAAATAGTTGAAACCCCCGAAACTATAGATGGTGTTAAAAATGAAAATAAATTTTTAACCTTTACCCCTAATACAATTAAGTATGCAGTTACAGAAGATAGTCCTTATGGTAAAGAAATAAGTACTTCTAAAATAGGAGTTGCAATACATATTGAATATATTGTAAGAAATGGTATCTTAAAAGTTAAAAAATATACTTCTGATCCAGAAGAGTTTTCTAAATCTAATACAGTTTTTGTATTTAACGTTTTAGCAAATAAACCTAAAAATGATAAATCGTCTTTTAGTAAATTATTATTC